CTCGAGGAACAGATCAAGGCCCTCATGCCTGAAGTCAAGATCGAACTTGAAGCGTTAGGTGGAAAGCATGAAACACCATTCGGTAAGTTCACCACAAAAACCACCAGCAAATGGGTATACTCAGAAAACATCGCAGCACTCGAGGAAATGGTGGAAGTGGCAAAAGAAAAAGAGAAATCAACCGGTCAGGCGAAACAGGAAGTTGGAACTGTTTCAGTAGTATTCACCCTAGCAAAAATATAATATGGCGGCTAAAAAGAAGACTCTCGATGAATTAATGCAAGAACCTGGCACAATAAGACCGGTTTATAATGTATCCGACATTGTCGCCAAGATACAGAACCAGCGCATCACCGTTGTCGCAAACAAAAGCGGGGTATTCCCTGGAAGTGATGAACGTTACTATTGGGCGACTGAAGATAAGATCATGGAAAAACTCGCGCCAATGATACAGGAAAATAACCTACAAGTGCTATTTGGTTTTGTCACCGATGGCCCTATCGGAATGATGTCAATGGTTGTTCGCGTTATAGGCGCTGGTGATTACGCAGAAACATTCAGCCGACTACCAATAGGAGAAATAAAATCAAACATTGATTTTACTGCACGATGTACAACTATCCGACGTGACATGTTGGCAATGACGTTCGGGGTAGTTGTAGTACCACCGCCAGTTAATGACACGCCACCAGTAGTACCTACTGTGCCAGCGGCCACACTTACTGAGGCGCAAAAAGATGTGGAACTACCAAAAGAAAAAGATTTATTTGGTGGTGAAATTGCATGGTCACCCGCGTTCAAAACCACATCATCAATGATTGCAGCTGCACCAACTGCTGATAATCTTGTACTCATTAAGACTCAGGTTACCAACAGTGTGAAATTAGCGGACTTTGAAAAAGAAATCCTACTTGCTGATATTCAGAAAAAGTATGAACCCCTTGGCAAGTAATCATGAAGCCATTATTCTACCGAAAGGCTACCTATCCTGGACACAGCTCGATACTTGGACCAAGTCGCCAGATACGTACGTCAAGTACTACATGGCGAACCAGCCCCGGCCTCATACAGTGGAAATGGCGTTCGGTAAACGATCGGCTGAGGCCCGTGAAAACGGGGACCAAAGTGAGATACCTGTGGAACTGCGATTTGAACTACCAGAATTCAAGTTCGACACGTTAGTCGAAGGTGTCCGGTGCATAGGTGCCGCGGATGCTATGAAAGCAGACTTTGGCGCGTTCCGTGAGGATAAGACAGGTGTAATCCCCTGGACCGCGAAACGCGTACAAGGCCATGACCAGCTTGTATTCTATGCGATGCTGACACTGTACCAGGTAGGTGCTATACCGAACCGCGCGCATGTACTGTGGTTACCAACCAAAAAGAATAAACATATCGAACCCACCGGCGCGCTATGGAATAGGGTTGATAATCCCATCATCGAACGTACCGGCGAACCTGTGTATTTCACTCGCGAGTTTGACCCGCTTGAGATAGATCGCATGCGACGTAAAACTATCGACACCGCAATTGCGATATCGAATAGGTACAAGAAATACATCATTGATACGATATAACAAAAAACCCCTTTCGGGGTTTTTGTGTTGGATGACTAAAAAGGAATGTCTTCAGGGTTGATATCCTCAGGTGCGTGTACAACCGGTGCTGCAAGCTCATTCATCGCCTCGTGTGAGGTAGGCGCTTGCGCCGCTTGCGTGTGTGTCTGGACACTTGCTGGCGTTGGCGTTGGCGCTGGTGCTGGTGCTGGTGCAGCCACTGGCTGTGCTCCCGCTGCACTTGTTACCGCTGCTGCAACCACCGTGTTGGTGTATTCCTTTAAGAATAGAACCTCTTTTGAATTATCCCATTGCTGGACACCTTTGACGATGATTTGTTCCCATGCTGGCAAGTCACCGGGCGCCTCTTTAGTCCACTTGTTGGTAACCCATTCAAGTTTGCCGGTAATAGGATCAAGCTGTTTTGCAGATATCCCGCCGCGCTGTGTTGTCTTGTTCAAATAAATTTCGAGTGTGACCATTTTTGTGAAATCGATCATCGGTAATTGTTTTGCCAATGATGCCCCAAGACCACTCATACCGAGGGTCAAAAGGTAATCCTCACCGTCACGTGTACCTCGAATTCGTAACTGGTAGCCATAGCTTTCATGCTGGTCAACCGATACGTTTGTAATAAAAATACCTAGTGTATCAAAGTGTAGGGCGTGGATAGTACGCTCTAACTTGTTCACACGGCTGATGTAGTTCTTTAGCTCAGGACGTGGCCCGTCTATTTCTACCTCAAATTTGTTTTCAAATACGTTGATAAACGTTGCTTTTTCTTTAGCCCCTAATGCGCTGAAATTCATAATATAATATCAATAAAAAATAATAATCACCGAGGTCGCCCCCGGTGGTTATAGTATATCACGTGACTATTTATTTTTCCAGATTAAACAATCTTGTTGTTATTTCTGACATCATTTACCATTTCTCTTATAAAAGCTGGCTGGTCATCTAGTGGTTTACCTAATACCCAAAAGTCTACCAGTTCAGCTAGCGCATATCGCACCGCAGTTCCTGGCCGATGATTAGGTGACGCTTGTAAACCTCCAAAAGTCTGCCCTAACCCTCGTTCGTTGTATAGTTCGATTATTTGTTCTAGGTTCATAATTATTTACTAATTACTATACCAGCACTCCAACGTAGAAATGCTATTGACACCACTGTTTCGTTATCACGTAGCACTAAGAATATTGATGGAACTAAAGTATAAAATGGTACTTCATTTTCTTTGTCTGCTGTAATATCTCCTGAAAAAAATCTTGTTTTCATATGATTTAATATTTTTTAATTAATTATTTTTAATAAACATAGAACCGATTTTTATATGACTAGAATCTGTGTGTATTTCTAGATTCTTATGTTCGCCATCAGTGAACGTGTGTTTTTTACCATCTACTGTTATTGAGACACCTTCACTTGTTGCCTTAATTAAAACTCCTTCGTTTTGTGATTCTCCCATATTATTTGAGCCTAGCATTCTGCTGGCAGTTAAAATCATCAGGATGATCCTTGCATGCAATAGTCTCAGCTATCTGCATAGGCGGCATAGTGGTAGCCATCTTGATTGCGTTTACAAAAGAAAATACCATTGACATGACTGAGTATGCTACTAGTGCGAGGAGCAGGGTAACGAGTATTGCCTTGACTTTATGCTTGCGGATTTCTTTAGCGAAGTAACCACGAGGATCAAATAGGTGTTTCTCACTGTTAGCCATGGCTATGATCTTTTTGACTTCGTTTTTGTCGGTAATTACTTTTACTGGTACATTGCCTCGGTGAATTAATGTCTCTTGACCTGCTACTTTGGCTTTTATAGGAGCACCTTTACTTTTTGTTTTCTTTGGCGCAGTAGTCTTTTTTGTTTTGGTTTCAGGTACTTTGTTCACTGTTTTTCTAGGCATATTATGATGCCGCTTTGATGCGATTGTTATAGGCTTTGTTAATGATGAACTTTAAGAAATCAGGGCGGGTCAATCGTGGGCACGTGCTCACGCTACCATCCGAAAGTTGCTGCAGGTCTGTGAGGGCTTTATCACTGATCAGGTAATCCAATTTGTTGGCCTCCTCAACCCCAAGTCGGAGCGTGACAGTGGCTGAAACTGGCCCATGCTGTTTTTTTGGTCGCATACATAGTCGATTTTTCTTTACAAAACTTTGATAATGTTGTGTAAAAAGTTAGGTTTTTGACCGATTTTTACCCTTTGAGTATACATTAATTTAATAAATAATGCAAGCTGTTTTTGAGTAGTGTGTGGGGGCCTTATTTTGCAACGACGTGGAAAATGGATAAAAAATGCAACTACTCTCCGCGTAAGATATATATGCTACAAGGCTTTTACACTCTTTTTTTTTCTTTTTTTATATATATGACGTAAATATAATTGATTAATATAATAATATGTGTTGTAATAGTGAAAAAGGGTACATATATCTTCCACAGAGAGTAGTTGCATTTTTTACTAATTGATTGACTGGTGAGGAAATGTATTTTGTTATTTTAGTTTTTTAGATGAATTTTTCGGTTGAATTTTGAGGTCGTTGTGCCTGATTTGTTTTAGGGGTACAATGATGTCATTACAAGAATTAGTGAAATTATCTCATATGAATGATCACGGCATTTTTAAGGTAGAACTAGTACCAGCGGAGCAAGACATGGTAAAGGAACTTATCAAGGATAGGATACTCATGGTAGAAGCTGCTATAGCAATTGAGGATTGGCGTGGTGATGAACATATTGAAGACCTTAGAAATCAGAATGAGGTTTTACAAAATCTTTATTTGAAGTTTGCGTAATATATTTTGTGAGTTTTTGTTTTGTGGTATACTGAGCTTGTCATTACAAATTAACGTAAAACATTTATGCAATACACAGAAGAACAAAAAGCAGATATTTTGGAACGAGTTAGGTTGACCAAATTGGCAATGGAGGAAACTTTTAAAACACATAGCACCTCAATATCAGCGCATCCTGTTATGGTCCCAACTCAAGATGGCCATTTTATTACTAGGGTTGATATCCAAATTGTTGATCAAAAATATATTCCTGTAACTGAAACAAAAGTTGTAGAGGCTGAGAAAGTTCAAGAATAATTTGCGGTGCATTAAAAATGAAATATAATACATCATCATGGATGTAGTCGAGCAATTCAACTCTTATAAAATTTCTTTTCCAAGAAATTACTCTCGGTTAGTTTTGGTTTCTTTTTTTCTGAGTGATCTCGCAAAGAAAAAAATATTAGCAACAGAAGAAGTGTTTAATAAATTTGTTGAGATTGTAGTTCCGAAACAAGAGCTTGAATCATACTCAAGTGAAATATCAAAGAAAAGAGAATTGCATTATCTTTACGAAGCGTACAAGCAGCAGTACATGGTAGAGACTGGGTTATACCGGCCGAAAGGTGGTAGGCCATACAAATATGATTATACAATTACTACAATTACTTATCCTAATAGGGGTACTTGCAACAGTGATACTTCTGTACCTAGAAACCAGGAGGTTGTTCATTGAAATATCAAAGGCAAGTGGTGCAGATTACCAACCAGTCATCAAAAATGTAGCTAATTCAGAAATTAGAATTATTACAGTCGACGATGATTATAACGTTACAGAATATCATGAAAATTAAACCATTACGCGACAACATTTATTTTAAAGTAGAAGAAAAGAATACGACATCATCAGGGATTATATTGGCGGGCCCAGACAAACAGAAGACAGTTTTCGGTGAAGTGTTGGAAGTTGGGCCAGATGTTACAACCATTGTACCAGGTGATAAAATTATATTTGCGAATTATGCAGTTTCAAAGATCGAGATTGACGGCGCGCCATATTTCACAATCGCTGAGGATCTTGTGATTGCTAAGGCTGAATAGTATGGAAAAAAGAAGTGTGAAAAACTTCACCATACATGAGACCAGTGTGTCTTGTAAGAAGTTTGGTGCAATGCACGACTTTTTAGCGTCTAACAGGGATAAGACCGGGACGGCGGAGATATGCCTGAGATGTAAAACAATGGTGTACTTGCCAAAGGGTAGAAACAACGAATTCAACAATGCATACTATGCTGATCTTCATGAATTGGATTTTTTATCACCAGAGGATTACAAAATGGAAGCTCAAAGTACTTTTAATGTTTAGGTACTGTGGTATAATGTAGACACAGGTACCCTCGACAAGTATCTGATAGCAATTAATAAATAATGAAAGTTATTTAGTAATAGCTAAAATCTCTTTTCTTTTACTGAAGATTTTTGAAAAGAAGATATTGTTGTCATACTATTGTCATGTAAATGGTAATAATTCGAAGAAACACTTTGCGAAAGGTGTTTTTTTGTTGTATCATAAAAACATATGGCACGACCTACTGACTACACACCAGAAATGATCACAAAAGTACGCGAGTACCTTGCTACGTGTGGTGATATTGTTTACGAAGTGAAAACACGCCCGCTTATTAAAGATGGTAAGCATTGCGGCGAAGAGGAATACAACCATAAAAAAGCTAAGATACCAACTATAGAAGGTGTTGCAAATTATCTTGGGCTAAACAAGGACACGATATATGATTGGGAAAAGCACGAAGACAAGAAACCATTTTCCGACGTTATTAATGAATTAAGGCAAATTCAAGCCGATATGTTGATGGCGAATAGTTTGACAGGTGACTATAGTCCCGTTATAGCAAAGGTGTTACTTACCAAACACGGCTACCGTGATGCGATAGATACTGATGTTACTACCAAAGGGAAAGAAATTAACCCAACAGCAATTGCAACAACTGAGGCAATGAGCGCGTTAAAAATATTTGGCGATGAAAAAGGCACCGATTAAAAACCATAAGCTGACTAAGAACCAAAGACTAGCAAAAGCTGTTAGGCTTTTACTAAATGGGTCCGCTGATGATCGCTTGTACGCATCAAGTAAAAGTTTCCCCATTTTCTTTTTGACGTACTACAGTCACGTGGTTAAGGCTGTGTTTGGTGATTTTCATTACGACATATTTGATGACCTCAGTGATATTGCTACTGGTAAACTTTATGAGTACGCATTGGTTGCCTTTCGATTTTCTGCGAAGTCAACAATACTGAAGGCTTACTTGGCGTGGCTCGCGTGTTTTAAGAAACGAAATTGTATCATCGTGACATCATACGACTCTGAAAACTCAGAAACGATTTTGAATGACGTTGCTAATAACCTCACAGAATTAGGAAACCCACTTTTGTATCATGACATGTACCACATGTATGGCCAGAAGTTATTTACCAAAGAGCGCGAAAAAGACCAGATGACCGTACGCGCAAACGGGATATTTCAATTAACCAATGGTGTATGGTTTGAGGCAGGTTCAGTAAATACAGTATTCCGTGGTAGAAACAAAAACGGTCAGCGCCCGGACCTAATATTGATGGACGACATCGAGAACACGAGAACGGTTGCTAGTGCTGACATCACCATGAAGATTAGAAAACAAATGGACGAGTTGCGTTCTGCTGGTGATATTATGACAGCGACATCGGTTATTTACCTTGGGAACAAGATCAGTAAATATGGAAACGTTGCCTATCTTGAAGAATGTTCAACAAAGTATCCGAAGTTTAAATACAAAGAAATCCCATTAGTTGATGATAATGGTGTGATAGCTTGGAAGGCATTCACGCCAGAGCGAATCCAAGAGCTGCGCGAATCGTTTGCTGATACGTTCAATGCTGAGTTTTTAAACAAGCCAGATGATGTTGAGGCGATATTTAAACCAAGTGCTGATGCACTGCGCGCATGCGTAGAAAACGTGGCACCGAAAAAGGACCGAATCGTAATCGGAATGGACACGGGAAAAAAGAAATACATTGTTGTCGGTGATGCAAAAGGTTTATTCATCAATGATTTCTGTGAAGATTATTCGCAGCTTGAGTATTATCTAGACAAGTACGATGATTCTATCGCTGTGTTAGACGGTCAAGGTGATCCAACAAAAACAGCTGAAATGATAGCAAAATACCCAGGCCGTGTATTCCCTTGCTACTTTAGGATGGACGGCAAGAGTGAAGAGTTTGTGAAACTGCGCGAAGATGACGGGTCAATCATTGCTGATAGAAATAGATTGATCACATGGACTTATGATGAATTTGCAACTGGCCGTACTACGTTACACGGCGACATTGAGTACTGGGACGAGTTATACATCCCCCATTGGACCAATATGTACCGCATATCAAAACCCACGTCTATCGGTATGAGAAAAGTTTGGGAACGAAAGGGGGGCGACCACCTAAACGGTGACCACTTGGCACTTGCAACAGTTTATTGGCGCGCTGGTGTTGCGGTGCTACCAGAGTACACAGGTTTCAGTATCATCAATACTAACTCACTAGAATTACAAGACTATTATCAATAATATATTTTAATATGGCAAACAACGCAATGATTCAAAGAGTTGTAAATTATTTCGGTGGGGATAATGAGACAAAAGACAAAGTACTTACCGAGGGGCTTGTAGAAGCGCGTAAAGGTTTTGATGATGAGAAAAATCCAAAGACTATATCTGAAGAACAATTAACCAGCATTTTTGCCGATTGGGATAAAACGTATTCGATGTACTATGACAACAATATAAAAAAGCGCCAAGGACTTTGTATTAATTACTACCAAGGTGTTCAAGGTCAGTACGTTATCGGTCAACAAGATCGTTTTAGTTCTGACAACATTATATTTGAAGCTACAGAAACCTATATTCCACAAGCTACACGAAAGAACCCAGAACCAGTCGTTTCAAGTAAGAAATTTGAGATAGTGGACATCGACCCAACTACTGGAGAGCAGATTGTTGCTGACACAGTAGACATGGCAAAATCATTAACTATTGCACTCAACGACGTTGCTGACAATGATGGTTTGTTGTCTGAGGGTAAGCAAGTTGTCCGTGACTGGCTACAAAAGCAAATTGGTGCGTTTATGGTCACTTATGACAATGATACTAACAAGCCACATATTGAATCAATGGATCCGTTACGTATCGAAATGGACGCGAACGGCTACGTCGACAACAAGGGGTGTTTTCATGGTTTGTACGTAAAGTTATTATGCACGAGTACTGTTGAGGAATTGATGGAAGAATACCCAAAGCACGACAAGTACATCCTAGAAACTGGGAAAGGACAGCTTGGATCTACTATCACCTATTCAAAGTACTACACAGAAAAGACTATTTTTGTACGCTTGAACAAGGTTATTCTTGATATCATAGATAACCCGTACTATGTAGAGGATGAAAACAGAAAGTTTGTTGATTCACCATTCAACTTTGTATTTTTGACAATGTTCAATGACAAGAAACAGCCTCACGACAACACAGGACTTATTTGGCAGTGTATCCCTATTCAAGACAAATTGAACAAGATCAATGAACAGATATTCAAGAACATGGAGCAGGCCAACGCATCTATCCGTTTTGACCCTAAGATGAAAATGACAGCTGATAAAGCTGTTGCAACAATGCGCGCGCTACGTGACGGGCAATCATACGTTATAGCAGAACAGGGAGCGTTCGAACGTATCACGCCACCAGTGTTGGGGGCTGAAATCTACAACCTACGCAATGACTTGCGTAATGAAATCAAGTCTATTTACGGTATTTTTGGATCTACCGCACAGGGAATCGGACAAGAAAAGACTGTTGGTGGAAAGGTAATCACCCGAGAACTGGACCAATCACGTATTGGTGGTGGTATCACTTACCAAATGGAACAGGTATACGACACCGTGTTTAACTGGTGCGTACAGATCATGGCAAATATGATGACTGACCAAACATTTATTTACGAAGGGGAGGTTACTACGTTCTCAGGTCAAAACATTTCAAAGCCTGTTACTATTTCTGTTAAAGAAAACTCATTGATTCCACGCGACCCTATCAATGACGCGCAGCTTGCAAAAGAGATGTTCCAGATGGGGGCGATTGACCGCCAGACATTACTCGAAATGGTTAACTTCCCAAATGTTCAAGAGGTAATCAACCGTCAACCACCAATGGCAGAGGCTATGCCGGCACCAGTACAGTAACCCACTAGAAATAAATACTGTTTTTACATACACTTTCAATATGGGTCAACGGGTCGTCCCTAACGATACTTCCGTTAATAGCTTAACCTACTGGGCTTACCAGTGATGAATATGGAAAAAACACAACCAACAGAATCTGAAACAAAAGTTGAAGATACTAAAGTCGTTGCTACTGAGGAACCTCAAAACGAGGATGTACAAAGTAAAGGCGGTAATAGTGCTTTACGTAAAAAACTAATTGAGGCCAACAAGCGTATCGCGGAATTGGAAACAAATAGTAAAACTGAAGTAGAATTACCCAAAGCAGCTATTGAGATACTGAAGTCACTATCAGACGATGAGGATACAGCGGATAAAATCGCGCGCGCACTCAGTGAAATGTCAAAGGCACAGCTGGAGGCTTTCATGAAAGAGCGCGAAACGTTGACAACAAAGGCTGAAAAACAACAGCAATTACAAGAGCTGGAGGCAGAGCAACTTATAGAAGACGTTATCGAGGAATACGAAGTGAAAGGGATTAAAATCACCCGAAAGGAACTCGAAAAGGCTATCCGTGAAGAGTTCGGGGACGATGAAGAAATTCTTGTTGATGAACGATCAGTGAAAATGTTGGCGCGTCTTATCGCAAAAGATAAACAAGCTAACTTTGCAAAGGATGCCGGTGAACGTAAAGAAGCGGCCTCAAAGGTAGATAAACTCAGTGAGAAAAAAGAAACTGCGGGACGCAGAATCTATGACCCTCGTACTGGGCGAACTACAATTATTAAATAATTAACACGTAATATATGGATTACCAGAAATATACCAGTGATATTCTTTTGCCTACAATGGTAACTGAAACACAATACGGTTCACCAGTTGCGGCTATGTTGTTCAAAAACTCTATGAAGTCTAAGACTGACAAAATCCGCCGTGCTGTACAGGTAGAGGATTCGAACCAAGCGACCTCATACTACGGCGCACACCAGTTCAACACTGTAGAGGAAAACCTTGTTCAGAACATCAACTTTGAATTCAAGGACTACGGTACACAAGTAACAGTAAACCGTTCGGAAATCATCCGTGGTCAGGCTGTTAACTCTAACGTATTCGATATCGCAGCAGCTAAAGGATCTTTGGCAAACGCTGGCTTGAAAAAGCGCATCTATACAGATATGTATGGAAACGGTACTGGAAACGGTGGAAAAAACATGAACGGTTTTGAAAACATCATCGACGATGCTACAACCGCTCCTACCTATGGTGGACTTTCGCGTCTTGCTTACCCATCTTTGAACTCTTATGTAGACTCAATTGCTACTTTGACACTAGAAGACATGGTGAACGCTTGGAACCAAGCGAAGTGGGACAACGAAACTCCTGACATGGTTGTTGTTAACCAAACAACACTATGGAACGATATTGAAAAGTTCCTTTCAGACAAACAGCAGAACATGGTTACTACCAAGTCATTAGCTGACGCACCTACCATTAAACAAGGAGGTCTATCAGGTATGTTTGGATACGAAACTTTGTTCTTCAAGGGAGCACCAGTTATCGGTGATCGTTACTGTTTGGAAGACCGAGTTTATTTCGTAAACTCAAACTTCATGTACATGCAGTACTTGAACACTGCAGTGAATGAATTTGATGATGTCAAACCTAACTTTGATGGATTTGAAATCAAGGGGGCTGACACCACAAACTTCAACTCACTAGGAGTTAGCGCAACAAACTTCCAGTCAGCTCCTGATTCGACTGAGTTTACCGCACTTGTGAACATGTGTCTCCAGCTCGATGGAGACCCACGTTACCACGCTAAATTGATTGTAGGATAATATATGGCGACATCTACTAAACAAACATCATATTTTGCAGGACCTGAGACAACTCAGTTCTCGCAGGATTACCTACACACATCTACTACAGAGCAGATGCCAGTAGGAACAGTTATGAAAGGTGACAATGGTGACAAGTATGTATACGTTAAAGCTGGTGGCGCAATCGTTACTGGTAAGACTGTACAGGCTCCAGCACCAATTGCTAACTTCCAAGGACTTGCAGTTGCAGCAGCAGCGGCAGCCGGCGACGTTACAGTAACTCTTACATTAGGAGCTACTGCACTTACCGCAAACCAGTTCGCTGGTGGAGAAATCAAGGATTCATTGGGTAACACCTATATCGTTGATTCACACTTGGCAGCTGATGCTACAGATGACGTTGTGATCACTTTGAAAGACTCATTGCGCGACGCTTTGACAACTTCAAACACAGCATCTTTGTACGCAGGACAGTACAATGGCGTTATTCAAACACCAGCTACAGCTACATCAGCAGTAGTAGGAGTTGCGAAGATCGACATTGCATCAGGTGAATACGGTTTTGTACTCAAAGAAGGTGTTATTGCAACACTTATCGACGGAGTACCAGCTGTAGGCGCTTCTGTTAGTCCATCAAACGCAGTATCAGGTGCTGTTGAATCAGGAGTTATTGCTCAAGGGTTCATCGGACGCATGATCGAAGTTGGTGTTGATACTACATACAAACTTGTACAAGTTTCTTGCTAGTGTAATCCTTTTGCCCCTTCCCGGGGGCGAGGTGGAGTACAGTAGAGCTCCATAATTATTCAATCAATTATGCAAACATTCAGAATTAAAAACCCAACCAATGAGGACATCAAAGTATTATTTGGTGGACAAAAATTTACTTTCAAGGCGAACGAAGTTTCAACACCTATGAAAGAGGACAAGGCTCGCCACTTTGCAACTCATATTGCGCGCGCAGTGTCACGTTCTACCGGAGAGCGAAACGCCAAGGTAGTAAACAAATGGATTTCAGAAGTTATGATCGCTGATACATTAATCGAGGAAACAACAGAAGGAAGTTTTGAAATGCTTGCTGCTGAAGTAGATATCGAAAAGGGCGAAGCTGAAATCGTTGAAAAAGACGAGGAAGCAGAAGAAGTGCCAGTAGAAAAGGCGGTTAAAAAAGTACGCAAGCCAGCATTCGAATAAGTATGAATCTAATATCAAAAGAAACGCAATTGAATAATCTCGATGCCGACATTCAGATTAAAACTGAGGAGTATTTTGATATTGTTTCAAAATTGAATGACAAAATAAAGGAACTTTCTCTAGTAAAAGAGGAAACTCGAATTGCTCAGGCAACCTTGGAAAAGATTAACAAATCTATTTCAAGAAAGGCACAAGATGATACTGATTTCAGTACTGTATTGACGCAAAAAGCGGAAAAGCAACTTCAGGCCGCTGTTGATTTAGGAAACAAATTGGCATCAGATAGGGCAGAGTTTGAATCTTTGAAAAGTAAAGATCTTGAAACAATAGCCAATATGAAGAAAGAATTGGCTATTGAAATCAGGAGAAACCAGAAACAGTCAGAAATAAAAGAGGTCGCCCTACTCGCCCACAAGGCAAACCATCAGGCCCGTATCAACAAAATGATCGAGGACGGAAAAACAGATGACAAGATAGCTATTTTGGAAAGGGCTACCGCAAAAAACGAAAAACTGTTGGCACAACTGACTAGAACGCAACAGGATATCGATATAAAATTGGAAAGTATCAAGCAGATTGGTTTGGATCTAGCCGCAAAACGAGGCGAAATTGGTACATTAATGAAACTATATGCAAATAACAGATAAAAACTTCAACTTTCCACTCAAAGCATTAAAACCTGATGGAACTGTAGTATCGTGGCCGGTAAGTTCTACTGGATCATTGCGTATAGAAGTAATCAAATCACAAGGTGTGGCAACGCCGCCTACTGGCAACGAGAATGCAAAACAAGATGCAAATTTTAACAATACCATGTTGGTAGTAACACCAGCAGGTGAAACAGTTATGGCGCGCGTCGGGCCAGTACTTAAAAGATTAATGGTTGAATTCAAATAATATGGCTGATGAATTAGCACAATACGATAGAAATTTTAACACAACGTCATTAGGTTATGACGGTGTTTCTGATGATGTGGCGAATATAAGAACCAACGCGGCTGGTGACGCTATATTGGTTGAAGCTGTGGCAATTGTTAATGAGTACAAGACGGCTATCAGCGGCGCGGACACCACACCTAATTACCTAGAGGATAAAATAGTTGCTGGCTCAAACACCACGATCACAAAATTGGATACCGGTGGTAATGAACAACTTGAAATAGCGTTTACTGGTGGAACTTCTTTTTATCAAACAGTTCAGGAATCAGGAGTCAGTGAAACGCAGCGCGCGCGTTTGAACTTTGTAAATTATTTTACTGCAACTGATAACGCCGGTAACACGTCAACTGATATTGATATCGACACAGCAGGGCTTGGGAACGATTCAACATTAATAACAACATTGACCGGTAATACCACATTTCTTACGAATATTGCCAATAGTTCCACTTTTGTAAACACACTTGCGATTAATACTGAATTTATCGACTCACTAGTCGCAAACGCATACTTCACTACAACTCTAGCTGGAGATACTAACTTTGTTGATTCATTGGTAGCAAACGCATATTTTATAACCACGCTGACATCAGATCCTACATTTATCACAGACATATCTACTTCTATCAGTGGATCAGTTTCTGTTGTTACTGACGGTGTTACGATTACAGGTGACGGTACCGCTGGTAACCCATTAGTAGCAACTGCCGCACTATCTGTCGCAGTCAACCAAGTTGCTCACGGGTTCACTTTTGTTGGTGAAAATATCTACTGCGATGGTGACAACACATACGCACCAGCAGCAGCACTCAACGCAGTCCCCTTGATTCAAAGTAACGTAGTGGGATATGTTTCGTCTATCGTTGATGCTGATAATTTCACATACACATGCTTTAATCCATTGTTTGACTTTTCTGCTGTACCAGGACTTGTTAGTGCGCTTACAGGAACAGCTGGACAAACAGTATGGCTATCTGCTACCACTCCTGGAATGATGACACTCATCAATCCGTCATCTGTTAGTTCTACGTATCTTGATATCCCAGTAGGTACACTTCTCGAAGATGGTGTATCAATGCAGTACTCAATAAGTCGTGGTAGTGGTGTCAGTGTATTAGATGTCACTGAACTTGATGATTTTGCAAATATAAATACCGTATCAACAGTTGGGTATTCTGGTAATTTCAGAACAGAATCTGCTACATTCGTGAATAGGACTTTGACCGAACTTAACCACCCTGGTATCGCTAGAATTGAAGACTCTGACAACTTTCGATGGGTAGGATTTACAAGTGGTACAGGTACCGGAACTGGGTTGATTTCAACATTGAATGACTTCTCGTTTACATACCTTGCCCGTTCAATTCGTGCTGGTGCAAGTTTTGATACTGTTATTGGAATAGGAGACGGTAATGCGTTCAGTGTGTATATACGTTGGTTCTTCGCCACCTCCCCAACATTTATTGAGGTATATGATGGGGCTGGCGGTACAGTAACTGCTGTACCAATACCTACATCAAACACATGGTTCACGGCTGTATTTGATTGGGTTGCTTCAACAAGCACGCTTAATATTACTGTTGACGGAGTTAGTGTATTTAGTGGAACTCCTACATTCTCAACCACAAACATTAACCCTATATTCGGTAATGTTAGTGGTACTAATGGGACTTTCCTGGATGTCGACTATGTAAAAACTAATTACCAGGTAACAAGATAATTATGACTAAACAAACACGATACATACAATTAGATAATTCTGGGGGGAGTGGTGCAAATATACTTTCTCAACAGACCATAATAACTCAATCAATAGGTTTTGGTGACACACTAAACTTCACGACAGCAACAAGTTTGTCACCAGGTAATAATGTTTATTCCTTCTATTACAACACAGATACATTTGGGACGTTAGGAATGGTCGCTACCCCTGATGCAATATCTGGAACCTTTATACCTTTATATTTCCCTATTTCTATCTCAGGCTCACAAAGTGCTGGTTCTATGGGGTCAGTAGCTTTAGGAAGTTATGTGTATGTGTTTGCACAAGGAACTGGATTAAACTATCTCAGGTGTGATAGGGCCGATGCAGGGACTCTGGCAACAGTAACAGCAATGACTATTGCTAATATAAACTTTAACCCTGCTTGTGCCTTTACAAATGGCATTGATCTATTTGTATTAAATACTAGTGGTACGTGTCGCCAATATTCTGTGTCTGGTACAACCCTAACTTTCGTGCAATTAGTAACCGGTGGACCATCTGGTGTGACCGCTGCTTACGCAGAAGGAAGCACTGTGTACTTTGGTAACTCATCTACTTGGTACGAGTATACACTATCTGGTTCGACACTAACACTAGTTACATCAACTAGTCGTAGGAATCTTGGTGGTGAAGGAACTACTATGGTAGGGTTTTGGTACACAACTGCTGCGACATTGGCTGGTGTATATAATTACAGTTCTGCATTCTCTGGAATAAAGAATATAAGTCAGCTAGTGTCGGTGGGCTATAGCCGATTATAACCATAATAATTATTTAACATATGCTATCTCTCACCGAAACAACCCAAGCATTCCAAGATAGGAGTCTCAACAACGCGATCGATGCGAAGGCGAAAAGATTTGTGAATGAGTATATACGCCAGATACTTTCTACTACTGGTTTGCCTTTTAATTATGGTTACTCAAGTTTTGAAGCTGAAAACGGCGTGGAGTCATACACCTTACGCGCTGATTGTAATAAATTGGTCTCAGTTAGTTTCAAAAACTCTGGCTTGATGCGTAATATTAAAATATTAAACACACGCCGCGAGTTTGATACCTACCGCGTAACAAACATGACGTCTAACTTCCCGTATGTGTGTTATTACGACTCAAAGGAGCTACATGTGTATCCAACCCCCCAGCAAAGTGTTACAACAATCATTTATATTACGTATGAAAAGCGTGTACCAGATCTAACGTTCGCAGATGTTACTATTTCTGGTGTTACATCTACTCTTGATAGTAAAACAGTGACTGGTACAGGTTTTAGTACTAGCTGGAATGGTAAGTATTTCCGCACTACGGATGGAATTTGGTATCAGATCGATACCGTATCAAGCTCTACCAGTATGACGCTCACAACGACGTACAACGGCGCTACGACGACATCTACAGCTACCATCGCAGTACTTATCCCATTACCTGACGGTTTTGAGTTAACACCGGTATATCTGGCACTTGCTGATTACTTTATGGCAGACGAAGGGAAATTAACCACCACCGATAGGTGGCGTACTCAAGGAAATGACATGTTGCAGTTGTTACGAGAGCAGTTTAGCAACCCGTCCGATACAATCGCCGGATCGGCAGATGACATAACACAGAATATCCCAGGATTCTTTGTGTACCTATAATATGAAAAGTACAGGACAACAACACGCGGCATCTAGTATCGTTGTCAACAACTTTACTGGCGGAAAGGCAGAAGATACATATCGCGCTCAACCAAGTGAGTGCTTTAGTTGTATCCATATCGACTCAACAAAGAAGGGGCGTTTGCGCTCACAACGCGATGTAGAAGACGCTACTCCGAGTAGCGGTGTCGTCACAGAAATAGTAAACATGCAAACCGTCTCAGATGGTAGGTTGTTGGGTCTAGGTCGCTCAACAACAACGCAATACGCGCGAATATTGGAAAGGACATCGCCTACATCAAGTTGGGCGCAGCCAAGTAATAACACCTCAAGTGCTGGCGGTGTTTCTGGTGAGATGTTTGTTGAATATTACGGGTACATGTATTTTTGGACGGGTAACGGTATCGTTTCAAGATGGAAAATGGATGGTACGGCTTTTGATTATGCCTGGTATAACACAGGTGTATCTACTTTCACAAACAGCGTTGGGTTTGCGATGTTGCAAAACAACTTTCTCTATATAGCACAAGACAATGTTTTGTACGGTACTCAATACAACAATGGCACTGGCACGGTGCCTCCACCAGTAGCACAGTTACGTTTCCCACCAGAATACAAAATAGTCTCTATTGATATCTGGGATAGCTACTTGGCGATCGGATTGCAACATAAAACAAAATTCAACGCATCATACGTTGCATTTTGGGACAAAATATCACCAAAACCATCATTCATAAAGAAAATCCCCGACGGTAAGTTGGTGATGATCAGAAATATCAACGGTGAACTTTCGGCGTTTTCTTTGTATTCAGATGGTATCGGTGGCAGCTCACTTGTTACACAGGAAACAATCTTGATGGCATCCACGTATTCAGGTCTTGAATTTAACAACAGGAAACTATTGACCTTGGCATATGACGACGTTTCTGTTGTTATAAATGAATCGACTGGTGTGGTGAAAAACAACTTCGTGTATTTCGGTCTAACCTCCAATTCAGATGAGATATACACAGGCGTGTACAGGTTCGGTATTGACGCTGGCCGGTACATTCTGGTAGAGGATAGATTTGTCACAAATAATGACGTTGATAACCAGCCAGAGGAAATACTTGATCTTGAATTTTTTGGGGATGTCCTTTTCGCATCGTACAATGAACCAACAACTAGCACCAATAAAATCAGTAAAACTGACAACAGTAGAACATTTAGTTCCGCGTCAAAAGTCTACATAACACAGAACTTTGTCATTGGAAAGCGTATTGACAATAAAAAGATTGAAAGTTTTTGGATAACTACTGCCCCACTTACTGGGGAACCGACATACACTGGCGATCAAAAGATTTATGTTTATTGGCGCGCAAACAATGAAAGTACATGGGAACTGATAGGATTCCATGATGCAGAGTTGTACAGTGAAACATTGTTTTCTAGTATTACTGGCGATATTATTTTACCAACCGACGTTACAAACATCGAGTTTCGTTTTGAATTTATTGGACTTGTCCAAATGATTGAATATGGATTCAACTACTCAACAACCCCAAACAAACTCCACGCAACAAGCTAATGGGAAATTGTTTACTCCGTTCAACGGTTACAATCAGGAGATCTACCAATACAACAGATACGAGCAAACAACGTACACATTTTCTGGTTTTATTACTCGCAATATTACAATACCAACAATACCACCTACCGCACTTGATTTGAGTAACAATGCCAGGGTATTCTTTATAGCGCGCGTGCCATTGGTAGTGACAAAGGTGCAGTTGACGTACAGCCTCCCAGATACTGCTGCATATTTAGTAGTAGAGAAACTTATTGACGGTGATGTTCCTGGGTTTGGGTATCCGATACTCTATGATCCATTTGATTGCACCTTACCTGCCAACGTTACGCAAATACGGAATATGGATGATTTTGTTCTATCGGTAGAGGATAGGGCGCTTGATCAGAATGACAGACTCGCCATAAGATTCCCAGTGACACCAGATACCCTCGCAAACGTAACAATAACGGTCGAATACAAATACTAGCTAGAAACTAATAATATAATTGATTATTATAATATATATATGAATCCGCAGCCAATGTTCAAAAATCCATTCAAAGTCGAAAGCCTCGCACAACCAAAGCAGGTTTATTTCTCAAAAAAACCAGTAGCGATGCAGCAATCGACAGCACCACAGTCGCCTGTATTTTCACAGCCGTACAAGTCTCCTTTTGATAACGTTTCACAACCTGCAGCACAAAAACCAGTAGTGCAACCTACTGTACAAAAACCAGTAGCACCAGCACCAGCTGCGCCAGTACAGCCAGCAGCACCAGTGCAACGTGAAACTGTAAAAGTAGGAATGCAAGAGTTCCCGACCACAGCGAATCAGGACTTGTCGAAGATGTCATCAACTCAATTACGTGAATTGGGTGGCGACATCAACGCAGCATATGACACACAGAAAAATCAATTAGGATCTGGTGCTGATCTTATGACATTGCCGAACCTTACCGGTCAACAAGGACTTATCACAAACCAACAGAACGTTGAAATGGGGCGTGTTAGTGATGCATTAAATACACAAAAGGAACTTGAAGCACAACAGCGCGCAGAACGATTGGCTGCTATACGTGCTGGGGCAAGTAGCACAAGCAAGGCAGAAAAGGAATTATTGGCTAAACAGGGGCGCGCACAAGCCGCGACAAATCAGATCAATTTGATTGACGAAGCGTTGAAAAACAAGCCAGGGCTAGAACACAGTGTTGGTGTTGGGTTATTTTCACGCATGAAAGGGTTACGCCCTGGAAAATCAGCTGATTTTACTGGTGCAGTAAAACAGCTCACTGATTCCCTGACAATGGATAATCTTATTAAGGCAAAGCAAAATGGTGCCACATTCGGTGCGCTTTCAGATGGCGAACGTCGTATGCTTGCAGCATCAGCTACTAAATTGAACGAATGGGAAATTAAGGACAAAAATGGAATCCCTACTGGTAAGTGGCGCGCGAGCGAAGATTCAGTCCGTAACGAGTTAAACAAAATCAAAGAATTCGCAAAGATAGACTACGAGAGAGCGGCAGGCGTTCCTTTCAGTGGAGGTGGTGCTGTAGATGTATCTGACCCAGAAATCCAACAGTTACTTGATAGCGGTTACACAGAAGAGCAGATCCAACAATTAATGCAAGCTGAATAATATGGCCGAAACATTACTAGAAAAAGCAAATAGACTCGGAATTAAACCGGCAGCAGCGCAGCAGCCGGGTATTCCGTTTGCACCACAACGCACAGAAACCCTCGCAGAAAAAGCTGCGCGTCTAGGTATAAAGCCAGCGAACGCAACACCAATGCAGAAAATCGGATCAAGTATCAAAGAATCAATCAGTGAACGTGCTGATAAGTTTAACGAAGCGCGCGACCGCACACAAGCCGGCGAACAAACAGGTGCAGAACTTGCATTGCAAACAATCGGACAAGGTATCGGTGGTTTGACTGATATTGCGTTGTCACCGCTTGCGGCAGTACCAGACTCTGTAAAGGAAGCTATACCTAACTCAGCACAAGCTATTGGTGACGCATACAGAAGCACGCCGGAAGGGTTTAGACGTGGCTTAGAAACCGCTTTTCCAATTATACCAGCAACTAGAACGGCATTAAATTTTGCCGGCAAAGCGGCAAACGCTTATGACGAATTACCAGAACGAGCAAAAGCAAATATCGGCGCTGTTGCTGATATTGCAAGTCTGATCCCCGCTGAAAGGGTTATCGGTGCTGGCGCAAAAATGTTTGGTAAAACCGCGACAAAGGCAGCTGGATTAGGTGCTGATGCTCTAAAGGTAGGATCTGATGTTGGTGCTGGCGCTACAAAAGCTACTAAAGGCGCAGTTAGTAATCTTGTGAAACCTGAAAGCATACTATCTCGCGTGTACAAGGTGAACCCCACCGAAACACAGAAATTCCGAAAAATGACAGGAATGAGTCACCAGGATTGGGCGGTTCAGAACGATATTTTTGGTACACCTGATGAAGCGGTAGAGCAGGCATGGAAGAAATTTTCAGAAAGTAAAACAGCTGCTGATAAAGGATTGGAAAGTGTCCAGGGTAGTTTTGCGCCTAAACCATTAGGTACTGCACTTGATGATCTTATCGCACGTGAAGCAAAAGTTACTACCCCTGGTACTGAAACATCGGAATTTTACCGTATCCATCAACTAAAAAACAAATTTGATTCACAAGGATTGACGATGCCTGAAATGAACGAGGTCAAAAGATTGTATGAGAAAGTCAAGACAGATTACGTAAAAGAAGTGAAATCAGCTGAAGTGGAACGAGCTAACAGGATTGATGACGCTATTCGCGATTTCCAGTTTAAAGAAGCTGAAAACCAAGGATTTACAAACCTCACAGAACTCAACAAAGACACACAAGCTGCGTACCAGTTTGCTAACGATTTATGGAAAACATACACCAAAGATGAAATGGCATCAAAGATCGGATTGCGTGACGCAATTCTATTGTCTGGTGGTACTCCAAGTTCAATTGCTATGTCACTTGCTAACAAGATATTTTCTAGCAAGTTTCTTATGTCGCGTGCAGCAAGGGCCGGCTCAAGAATACGAGGTGATGTATACAAAAAAACAGCCGCACCATTATTCAAAAAGAAGACTAACTAGTCCAAGCAAATACTGCCACTATTACTACCAATATAATTATTGTTCCCATACCACTAGTATAAATAACTTACTAGAATTAGGCAATACCATTGATACAATTAAACCATATGAACGAAGTCGCCAAACAAGATAAAAATTATAATCCGGTATCACTCGGTGTTACTGCTGACGTAAACCAAGACATCACACAAATGCGTACCAACGCGGCTGGTGACGCTCTTTTGGTCGAAGTAGTAGGTACTGGTTTTGTGGAATCTGTAACAGGACTAGATACTGATAATACAGACCCTGCGAACCCAATAGTGAGAATATCAGTTGATGGTACCACTGTTACTGGTGATGGTACGCCCGGGGATCCTTTAGTAGCCATGGCAAGCGGTGGTTCTGTAGAAAATGGTGTTACTCCATTTGTAGCAGGAAACACAAACGGCATCTTATTCCAAGATTCTTTTGGAGCTATTTCCAACTTCCCACAATTCGCATACGACATTGCAACAGACTCTGTAACCGCAGATTCTGTAAGTACTGGTGGTGACTTTACATTTATTAACAATTCTGGTGGTTACGAGTTTGACGTCTTGACACCTGGTTATTCTGGCGCTGCTTATGTGATGAACGGGCAGCAGTTTAACTTTACGTTAACAAACGCACCTGAAACATCGAACTTCAACCTCACAACAAACTACGGCGTATGGCAAATGTCAACAACTGGTGTAGCTACTAACTTTGAGTTGTATAGCAATGCTTTCGGGGCGACATCTCTTACTTCTGGTGTAGCACGAGCTGGCTTCACAGCGTCTGGAGATGATGGTACATTTATTATTACCACAGGCACATCAACTCCCGGCTTCTCAGATAAGATATTGTTCTCAAACGCAATCACTACATACCCAGACATGCACGGTGAAAACCAATTTATCCAGAACACTCTTTCTGGCTCTCAAGGTGGTTCATATAAATACAATGACAACGCTGTTTACGCGGTAGATGACAAAGACTACTTCATTGACTGTGATACAGATGCGGCTGGCTCAATGACAGTTAATCTACCTGACCCAGCATTATATATCGCATCAACATCGGGGACCACTGGAAACGGTAGAATTATTGGGATTCGTAGAATGTCACTTACCGATGGTGGTGATTACGTAGAAATCCAAGACTCAACAGGCGCGCTTGAATCACCTACAGGAGGTGGAATATCTTACCGGTTCGATAGGGCTGGCCAAACAGTCTGGCTTATGGCTAGAAATACACCTTACTACGGGTACCCAACATGGGCTATCATTGCTGACAACATTAACTGGGAATCTATTGCGGCAGCTATCCCCGCTCCTGGTGTTACTGGTTCAGGAGCGACTGACGCTATCCCGGTATGGGCAAGCTCTAGTGCGTTGACATTCTCTAATGACTATACGATGTCGTTTGTAAACTTTAAAGTTACACAAACACCAATAGGCACAGGTATCTCTAATGCAAACTCATGGTATGAAGCAACTCGCTCAATAAACGGTGCTGCCCAGTTCAATATCCGTAACTCTTCTAGTGGTACTTCTGCATCTGCTGGTTTTATCATCACACAAGATAACGGTACGGATGCTGCGAGTTTCACAGAGATTGGACGTAACTCATCTACTTATAACGTGGCTGCGCAAAACTTCGTTGGAGCTGGTGCTGGTTACATATTGCAAGATGGCTCTGGTGACTTTGGTATTGCAACAACAGCTGGAGCGTTCCGTGTCGCTGTTGGTGGTACAACTACAACACAGCGTAAGCTGGAAGTGTCTTCACAAAACGTAATATGGACAAACAACGGATACGTTGGTACATGGACAAACACAACAAACTCCACATGGTGGTCTGACTCTGTCGCGAACTCCGCTGCGTCTAGAACAGTAAATCTACGTTCAGAATCAACAACTTATACAGGCGCAACAGCACACGGTACTGCGTGGTACATGAGGGACAATATCTTCACATTCACACCATCGGGGAACGTCACTACGGGGAGCTGGAGGTCAGTACGTGATAGCACTACTTACACGATTGGTTCAAGAACAGTCGCGTTGACTGATATTGTAAACAACACAGTTGCATCATCAATCGTTAACACCACAAACGGCGGCAACCTGACAATCACAGGGTCTATCGTAAACCAACTCCTAACACAAGCATATTCAGTAGGTGGTACGGCAGTGGAAGGACAGATGAACTTCATCAACCAATATATTGCCAATACTGGCGCGATGCCAAGTGGTCTTTTTAAAGGTATCAGTCTATATGTAAGTTCTATTCCAGGAACAGCCCCATTCTTCCCTGGTTCTATCCCAAACGACTCACAATGGGGAGTTGTTGTTGATGCACAACGTAACTGGTTCAAATCATTAATGATTGGTGATGCAAACCCTACACTCGAAGGTTCACAGCTTAGGGCAGCAATGCGCTTGACCACGGCACAATCATACGCAAGTACCACAACCACTGCTGCGACATACACATACGGAGTTTACACTAACAACGTTTTATATTGTAATGCAACCTCAAACAATCAGGTTATCACTCTAGTGGGTGCTGGTAACCCGAACACAATCGAGGATGGTTTGCGCTGCCCTGTAATGAAGATTGATGCCACTGCTAACACAGTGACCGTGCAAGTTGACGGTGTTACTAACTACATTTGGGGACCAACAATTGTCGGTAAAGTCGCCACAGTTGTTCTATCTACCGCATATGCAGGAGGAACATTCATGAAAATGACCCACATCGACGGTACACATGGATGGTTATATTTACCAGGAGTTATCTAAAATACTAATTATATGATTACAAAATTAATGACACAAGCAGTATCAATCCTTAAAGACGACGTATCAGTTGCGTGTATTTATGGAGAATGGTTCTCACTAGAGCACTACAATGAGTTCCCATCTAACCCAGCACGTACATTCACTGTTGAGGTTAATGGTTGTGAATTAGGACCAGTGGAACTAAACTTTATCCAAGAAACAGAACAGTTCTGCGCTGAAAACCAGCCGGCTAGTGAGTAGATATGGCACGAGAAACGACCACCACGTTAATACTACGTAGTTTGGAGATACTCCACTCCGATGTTAAAGCGGGGTTTTCTCGTTTCGAGGATAGGATAATTGAACAAGAAAAAAAGACTGTAGAAAACTCCCAACAAATAGCTAATCTTACCGCTCTAATGGAACAATCTACAATCAACCTAAACAGTGTTATATCAGAAATAAAAAAAGATAAGCTGGCTGAAAATGAAGTTGTTACTAAAAGAATGGAAGGGCTATCGGCAGAGATTGATAACGTTAAACAATATATTGACAAACAAAAAGGCAGCGACGAAAATAGACAAAAGACAGTCGAACGTGACAGGTGGATTGCCATGCTTATCGCTGGTGGTGTCATAACTGTCGCAGGAGTTGCGTACATTTCATACACAGGCGATATAGCTATCAAGACTATGGTAGACTACTTTGGTGGTGATCAGAACAAAGTTAGAAGCCTTGTAACCGACGTCGGGTATCATGGCGAACAGATAAAATATTTACTAGATTTAACAAAATAAATATGAAAAAACCAGTATTAAAAAAGGTTACTATTAGAAAAGCCACAGCGCCTAAAGCAGTAATGAGAAAGCCGATTCTCAAGGTAGGTAAAAGCAAATGCTAGTATGAAACTACTCCTAACAAGATTACGCGAACAACGGTACGCGTTTCCTGACCGGACTATAGGGAGGTTGTTTATTAATGGTTCCAAAACAAAGTACTGCAACACCTTAGAGGATGTAGAACGTTTCCCTTCAAAGTGGGATTCTGTAAAACAGCTATTAGGTATCAAGGTATACGGTAAAACAGCTATTCCTACCGGAACGTATGAGGTCACATTGACCTATTCGGGTAAATTCAAGCGCATGTTACCACTGCTCATGAACGTACCAGAGTTCACCGCTATCCGCATACACTCAGGTTCTACGCCAGAACATACCGAAGGTTGTATATTAGTGGGTAAATTCAACGCTAAAGACAACACTGTTTACGGTGGCAAATCATTGAATATTGAGAAAAAACTAGTAGACTTAATAGCAGAAGCCCTCAAAGTCGAGAAGGTTTTCATAACTATAGAGTAATATGAAAGGATATCGCACATATACAGCTCTCTTTGGTACTTTCTTGGCAACTACATCAAGCCTGTTGATCTCGTTAGGGATTCTGGGGCAAGGTTTGTCGCCAGAACAGATATCATCTATCACCGTATGGCTAGACGGAGCAATTGCATTCGGAATCGCAAGCTCAACATATTTCAGGTCACTGGCTACAAAAAAGAAATAAAGGAAAATATCGATGTCTATATGGTGCTACTAACTGGTGCCATCATAGGATTAATAGTCCTTGCACAGATACTATAAACCCCCTTAGCGGGGGTTTTATTTTGCAAACTTTTTAATTGGTTTCCAAATGTCTTTCATCTTTGGCGGGGAAAGTTTTGCCGCTTTCTTGCCAGTCATTATCTTTTTAATATTGCCTGAATAGGATTCTAAATACTTGCGATTTGCGTCATTCATTTTGATCTTCATATAAAAATAGTATATCACAACGGAATAAAAACACCCTAGGCAAAGCTTCGGGTGTTTAAAAATAAAACATGAAAAAGAACTTAAAAGGTTAATGCGCAAAAGGAGTCACTCAGTCAATCCACTACTCCCACTGTCATAAACAGGCGGGTCGGTGTTTTCAGTGCTGATAATCCTGTAGCCTTTCGACTCCAGTTTTCTGCACTCAGTTTCCGCTTCATAAGCGTCGTCTGCGCGAACTGTCACGGTCTTACCGTTTCGTTCGCCTAAGATGAGATATGCCATGTTATGGGTTGCATTTACAGCGCTTGTAATAGCCGAACTCAAGTTCACCATCTTCGTTCAGTCGTGGGCTTGGGTACTCTACCCAAATCCAGCCGTCCTCACACTTTGTGCAAGGCTTTTCATCATTGGTGTTTGCCATGATTACTTTCCTGTGAAGAAACGTAAGAAACTAATACCAGTTCCTGATGTAGGAACCTGCTCGGTTTTTGGGTCGGCAGATTCCACCTCGTTCGGATACGCCACGCAGTTGTCCAATGGGACTGATTCTGGTGTAGCGCACACAGTGCATTCGTACGTGATTGTGAAGTGACCATTTTTGACATGGTGCTTCGTTTCACGGTCGCAGTTGAAGCAGTATTTCCGTACCATGTTAGTGAGTCATTTTGTATATCCTCGCCTTGTAGTAGTTCATTTTTGCTTCACGACCAGCCTTGCGGTATTCGCGCGCCTGGTGTTTGCGATACTGTTCAGTGGTGGAACGGTGGCATCCTGCTGTAATCAGCAGAATCATAAGCCCCAAGAGTTTAACCCTCATAGTACTTTGCATCTTTAGGATTGTGGTACTTTTGATTGGATTTACGCTCTTGGCGTTCAGCCTCTTCCCGTCTGCGACGGTCGGCTTCTCTTTGTGCCTGTTCGCGGTCATCATTTTTGGATGAGTCGCGATTCAAGTTTTTTCGCATAGTTCTTGAAAATGTTGTGATACTGGTTAAAGTAATACTCAAACATAACGTGGTATGGCTCCATCTGGTAATCCTTAATTTCATGAGGATACTTGTAGATAGGAGCCAACAGGTAGCATTGAGCGCGCATAGATTCAGTATGAACCTTTTGCAACTCGTGCGGTAACATACGCAACTTCTTGAAGTACTCCCATTGGAGATTCTGAAGTGCGGCGTGGTACTCGAGGTCGTGCCATTGTTTGTAGCCTTGACGCAAGCGGAACTCGCGTATGAGCTTGTAATCAATGTCTAAAACCCGATGCACCATTTGGTGTTCTGATTCTGAAAGACGTATAAGATTCGCGTCGTTCACCATGCCGTTATGCAGGTAATGCACACAGGCCAAACTGACGGGCACGCAATGATGTAACTGTCCTTTTGCCATCGTATTTTGTTTTTAATGTGCAAACTACCAACCACATTGATTGGCAGTACAACAAATTAAAACATAGATATCAGCACCACCAGCACTAGGGTGGTTATTTAAAATGACTAAGTATGTGCGCTACAACGTCTACATTAAACGCATTTCCAAGAGATTTGTACCTTTGTGTGTTACTTACCCCTTCTGTGTAATTGTCTGGCAATCCCTGTAATCGCTCGCACTCTACTGGTGATAGTTTTCTTATCTGAGAGTCTACTTCTACCATACTATCAGTTTGCACTGTGGTCATAGAGTTAGCTTTTTGGGTATCATTGTATTCAGGTTTTTTACCTTCGCCACGGTTACGCAAGGCTACTGGTTTTACATATGGCACATGACCGCCACCAGTCCCCATAGCCGCCGTCAACGTAAAACATTTGTCATTATGTTCTCTAGGCGCCCCCTCCATTCTTTTGTACGTGTCTTGATATACAGTGTTTTCACCAGTATCAATAATGTCTCGCAAAAAAACATTTTTATCCTTTGGCTGTTCCACTGATACTTGTTTGTATGTACCATCAGACTGTAGCTTGCCAACCCAAAAGAATCTTTTCCTGTTCTGTGCTGACACTAATGCGGCATTTATCATTACTGGCTCAATACCATACAGCGCATCAGAAATTGTCTGTTTTGCATCTTTCGACATACTGGCAACGTTTTCAAGTACAAAGTATTTCGGTTTGCATTCATTTAGTATACGGACATATTCCCAGAATAACCCTGAACGCTCTCCTTGCAGCCCCTTCCTATTTCCTGCTATAGATAAATCTTGGCACGGGCTACCACCTATTAGGATGTCTATATCATCTAGCAAATGTGCATTAAAGTCCGTAACACTGCCTGATTGGTATATATCTGGGTAGTTCTTTTGGGACACACTAATGGCATATTTATCTATTTCACAAGCAAAATAGGAATCTACTTTTATGTTGGCACGTTCAAGCGCTACTCTTGCACAACTTATACCGTCAAATAGTGATATTACTTTCATAATATATTACGCCTCTTTACTAATATTGGCGGTGCTAATATCTATATTTCGATAAAGAAGTGAATGTGAGCGGTTATGGCAAGTATTGCCGTTCCTAGAACATCGTTTACTCTTTTCCCTATGCGTAATTAGCGCATATTGTTTTTGATGAGTTTCCTTATCTAGTTACAGTATAGTCAACTTGCACAATGGGTACAGTCTTGGCTTTTGCATTCCCATAATTTTCTCCTACCCTAAGCGGGGGACTGACTGATAATAGCGTCTCTTTCCGCCACATAACCACCCACACACACTTCTCTATCTTGTTTTGTTAATGTACTAGGGCTATACAGCCCACTGGAACGCACGGAATGCGCTCTATGGGGTGTCTAACGGAGTTCACTGCCAGTGAGTCGAATTATATTCTGTGAATAATGCGATGCACTGATAAAGC